TCCATCCAAGTGAAGTATCAGCTTCATCCTCATGAACAAATCCATGTATAGATGCTGACCACCACTCATCACCATCCTGTAGTCGATGCGGCACAAAGAAACCCTCATCATAAACTGCTTGAGATTCTTTGATAATAATCTCTGGTATCTCTAGATCAATCTTCAAATACCAAACATCGTTTTTTCTGCACCACTCTACAGGAGTCATCTACCAATTACCATAAATCTTGTACTCTTATTAGAGAGAATTTTTGATCCAGAATATATTACATGTTTAATTCTAGCCTGATCAATTAGTTCGTCCTCTGATTCAACACAATTTATATGATCTTCGTGTTGATTATCATTTGATGACTGCAACACAAGCAAGGGATTTTTCTGCACTGCATTGTTTAGTTCTCTAAATTTCCACATAGGATACATGTGTTCACAAGCACAGTTTATAACAACATCATAGATATCATCCTTTGGTATTGGCGTGTTAGGGTTTTGTACAAACTTGAGGGGTTTAATCATCACGTTTCTCATATTCATTTTGTATCTGTTTTCATCTTTAAATCTTTTATTAAATTTATAACTTATAGGTGATACATCATGATCAATCTCAAAATTTTCAATCCACTCACACTTTGGAAATGCGTCAAACATAAGAGGAACAATATATTGAGCAAACCACCCAGCAAGTAGAGCTACTCTTTTTGGTTGAACGTCAAAAGTTTTTAATGTCTCTACCAACCAAAGTTTACTTTCTAGTTGAGAAGAGTTCATAGAATCTAAAACTCTTTTTGTTAAATACCGATAATTTCCAACAGTTAATTCACTAGAGGCTGAAATTGCACCCTTCCAATCATTTGCTAGTTCTGGTGTAAATTTTAAATGCACGTTGTATCCATCCGTTACTATATTTACCATAATGATTTTAACTCCTCAACATCATTAGTATCTGCACTGTTATTAAACAAACATATTTTTCGATTCAGTCTTAATTTTTTCTCTTCCATGTCTGAAGGGAATATATTACCTTTATAATATGAATAAATTATTCCTTTTTTGAAAACATTGAAAAAACTTTCGTCTTGACGGCCACTATCTTCATACCACATATTATACCAAAAATGGTTAAGGTAATTATCAATAGTAGGATATGTAAAAAACAAAACATCTATATTTTTACACATATGTTTAAACACATCGACAAGTTGTCCACGATTCCATCGAATAACTGAAGAATTTATAGGAGTTGAATACATTGCAGCATAGTTTTTACGACAATCATTCATGTCATTCCACCAACCTCTAACAATCCAAGGCTGTGTCATATCAAGATCAAAGAAATATTTTAAGTCTTGATGGATGATAACGTCAAGGTCAAGATACAGAAAATTATTTCCCTGTATAGATTTGAAATCTCTTTCTGATTCATCCCAGCCACCTGTAGCCTTGTAATAATCAAGTTGGAACATATAGAGTTTTCTGTATGCCCACATGTTAGAAGGAGCCTGTTTATTACGAAATCTACTATGCAAACCTTCGTACTTATCCCAAGCTGAAGGAAGCAAAACATCGTAATCTTTTTCTTTTTTGTCAGTGAGACAGTAAAAGTTGAAAGGGACTGAGCAGTTATCTTCACACTGTTGTTTCAACTTCTCCACATATTCTCGGCCGTACTTGTCTCCCCACTTAACGCATAATATTGTGTTCTCAATCATCTTCTACCTCATATATAAAATTTTTAGGTTTTGGAGTTTTTCTTCTCATGATCACAGTTGACCAGAAAAGTTTCAATCTAAGAATAATTCTTTTTATAACCATCTAGCAATATCCCCATCATATACTTATGTCCCTGTTCATTGGGATGCGTGTCTTTTTTAGTTATCCTCATTTTACTTCTTGATGGGTCTTTTTGATCCATTAGATAATCCCAACACCAACCACCAATATGTTCTGATATGGGCCAACCCAAAAAAGTATCCTCTGCAATAAGACTTAGGTACTTACTGTTTATGATCTCTTTACCAACCCTTTGCATGTCTGTTATTGTATCACCATCAGCATTAGGGTAACAAGCTTGAAACTGTAGGTGAGGAATTTTTAGAGATGTACAAAGAGACTGAAAATTGTAAATATATCTAAGTGTCTTTTGTGTTCCAGCAGTCAAATCCATCAAATGATACTTATCAAATATTTCAGAAATCTTGAAAGCTTTACCCTCTCGAAAGGTGTTTATCTCTACGTCACTTTTATTTTCGACCTCTTCTATTTTCCTACCAGGCTTGAAACTTTCCCATTGATGTTGATATACAGCCATCCTTCGATTGTATACCTCTGCAAAAAAACTGGTCCGTTCAACCTCTGACCAACCAACAACCACCAACCCAATATTTTTAGTGCTGACTATCTCATCAGTCACCTTGCTCCAAATCGCCTCGTTTCCATCTCCACAATTACCAAGGTTGACCAACTCCATGTTAAGTTTATCAGCAAGAAGTTCAGCCCAGATAGGAAATTGTTGAATATGAATTTTCATTGCATAGTTGTCAGTGTAACTGCAACCAGCAACTATAAGTTTTTTCTTAGAAAACAGCGACATTATATAATTTTGAAAACTTCTTTGCGTCTTCCCAAGTATTCACCATTGGTTTACCCTTTATATTTAGGGAGGTGTTAAGAAGCATTGGACAACCTGTTCGTTCATACCACTCTTCTAGAACTTGCCTAATTAGTGACCCACAATCTTTCTTGACCACCTGTACTCTTGCAGTTCCATCAATATGTGTAACAGAACTATAATCGTGTTTTGCCTTTGCTACAAACTGCATGTATTCATTCATCGGCCCTTCAAAGTATTTGTCTGCATACTCCTCTAGAATTGCTGGTGCGAAAGGACGAAACTTTTGTCGCCTCTTGATATCGTTCACAGTGTCCTTGATATCGTATCTTGGATCACCAAGGAGGGAACGATTACCTAGTGCTCGTGGCCCAAACTCTGCTCTACCACTTGCAAAACCACACACTTTATTGTCCAACAATTCTTGCACAACGTTGCTAACATTAACTGGATTGAAAATTGGAGCTCCAAGGTATGGACTTACCCATTTCAATTTTTGTTTTCTCACCAACGCAGCTGCACCCAACGCACTGCCCGCATCGCCTGGCGCAGGCATTATCCAAATATTTTTTCCTTTTATTTTTGAATTTGCAACACAGTTCAAGGCACACCCACCCATGATGACTAAGTTTTCATGTGGACACATCTCTACCAGTTTAAGCAACTCCCTCTCGTACAACGATTGTACGGACGCTGCAAGGTCTTCTGATCGTGCTTTTGGGAATATGTCGCCAACTCCCTTGTGATTGTTTTCCCATAGTTGATCTTCTAAATTATATTTGGGTTCACCAAACGCAGACATACCCATCGTGATATATTCATCTTCGTTAGGTTTTAAACCTATGCGTTGCGTAATTGCGGAATATAGAAGTCCAAGTGAGTATGGATACTTCCAAGATTTTATTTTTTTAAGAGTGTGAGTTGTGTGACCTAAATGTTTTTTCTCTGTAGTTGCTTTCCATATAGACATGGTATCCCACTCACCGATTGCGTCAATGACTAAGATGTTACAGTCATCAAAAGGAGAAGTGTAATAACCAGCAGCTGCGTGAGATTCATGATGACCATAACACTCGTTATATGGCATACGAACTTTTTGCCACTTCTGTCCCGCATACAAACGTCTTAAATTTTTACGAAAGGGTTTTTCGTAATATGCAATTACATCAGGTTTATATCTTTGTGTTTTGGGAAGTTGGTCAGAATGAATCCACTTATCATTCTTAACCCCACTAAACCTTTCGGCTTGAGAGGCAAATATTATTTTGTTGTTTTTTAGAACGCATACTGCTGCGTCATGAAACCCCTCTGAAATTCCTAATATATTCATAATTTACCATACACCATGTAGGATTATTTGTCAAGGGTTTATTTAAAAGAAAGATGCGTATGCTTTAATAGCCTCCACAGGAGTTTCTGCCTTACGAATTTCAGTTTTTGCTTTTCGTTTCTTACTGCTCTTGACAGCATCCTGTTCAAACATTTTCAATTTCATCTTGAACAATACTTCTTTGTGTTCAGTATTATCGGGATCAAAATCAAAAATAACATTCAAACTACCTTGACTTTCATCTTGGTTCTGACCAGCATCTAATCCATGGCCATACATATTATTCTGTGTGGCATAACGATGAAATGCATCTCTGAACTCTTGTCTTGTATTTTCATTTTTGTTACGAGTACACTCATCAATTGCTTCATAGGAAAATTCTTCTAACAATGCTGCAAGTCTTTCATCATTTTCAGCAACACTAATATTATAAACAGTTGCAGCCAACTCACCACCATTCGGTGTGACTCCATCAGCGCCCGTGTGATGGCCGTCATCTGGAACTTCATAGTTGTGTACAACACAAATATTGTCCAACTTGGCGCTTGTATAGTACGCTTCAATAATCCTTCCTACAAATGGAAACTTAGGTTCCCCATTTGCAAAGTATGCCGCACTTTCTTTTCCTGTAAATGCCATTGTCTTCTCCTACCTCCTATTTAGGAGTAATGTATCCGTAAATTATATAGACTGATATTCTGAGCCGTACCATTCGGGAACTCTTGTGACCGATAATCATCAATATTAACCTGTAACTGAGCGAATAAACCAGCACCGTCCAATTTAGTATCTGTCATCGTAGAACCACGAACCGAACCACTTCCACTTGTTCCAATATTATAGGATAGTTTATATCCGCTAGTGTCATGAGCCGCAGTGTATCTCAACCAATCACCTAGTAGGTCAGCAAGAGTGCTCGTGGAAAACTGTTGAATATTATTAGAACCATCAATAGAAACTGGTGTTCTCGTTGGAGTCAGATCAGAACCATTTCTACGGTGAAGATAGTAGTTAGTAACCGTAGTTGGTTGATCAAGGGTTTCAGGAATACCTGCGGCCGAGTACGCCGATGTGTCTGCTCTTGTATCTGTAAAGATCGGCGTATCATCAGCAGAGACTTTTGTATAGTTTGATGCAGCGGTAGCAGAGGTGGTGACTGTATATGTTCCAGCAGTATCAGAAGACTCAGTGGAATCGGCCATAGTTATAATAGATGGATATATAAAAGTATCCAAAAAATCAGTTAGGTTCATTGCCCTGATCGCACCAGTATCGTTATCATAATAAACAGGGAAAGAAGTTCCTGTATCAGTTGTTTGGCCGACACTACCACTTGCAGTATATGCAAGATTAACCTTATCATACGATACTGTAACGGTAGATGGTTCAGCAGTGCCACTCGCATACACAAATGCAGATGCAGATTGTGACGCAGCACCAGCTTGTGTTCTCGTATCAGACATAGCATCTATCAATGCACCACTATTAGCAACTACAGTGAGAACAGCAGTGGGATCTAAACTATATTGGTAAATAGCTTTCTGTCTCCACTCGTTGATTTCGCCCGAAGACAATTCAATTAAGTTTCCCCCACTAAAATATAAAGGTGACCTAACTGCCATTATATAGCTCCCGGCGCAAATCCTGCAATAGAGTTAAGCAAACCACCACCAGAATCACGAATTTCTATAACGTTTCTTTGCATACC